AATGATCTAATCTATACTGTAGTCCTACTAGATTATCCAGAGGCCCCATTGCCCATAAGTTATCTGGGCGTTCTCTCCACCCAACATGAACCATATCATCTCTACCCATCCAACTAGGATTCTCAATGCTACGGAGGGTAAATTGTCGATCAATAACTGTAATGATTACATTTTCTTTTAATTCATCTTTGTCTTGGTCATATAAATCTCCTTTAAACTCCAGAATTTCTATAAGTCCTGATTGTAGATATTCAGATAAAGAACCAAACCCATCAAAAGCTATTCCTTCCGCTTTGTTAATCTCTTCTATACTAAAAGAACTTAACGCATTATTTCTTCGATCCATCGCTTTATTTAGTACCGCTTCATTGTATTGAAGATCTGGTCTTGTTCTAATTTCTTTCTTTAGTTCTCCGATATTTTTGAGTGTCCTGACAATCTTTGGGGATGCTTCAAAGCTAGAGGCAGCAGGATTAAACACAATGTCATAAGGAGACACACGCATAAGCTTCGGGCCAATAAAATTAATAGTTTCCTCGCCAGTTTCTTCATCTACTAGAGCATCCTTTACCCAAATAATTTGACCAAAAACATTACCTGTATCTATGTAATCATGGAGTAAATCTGATATAGTCTCCATAAATCCACCTTGTTGCACCTTATTCTTCATGTAGGCTTTGATGGTATCGGCTTTAACTTTTACAACATCACTCTCGGTTTCACCATACCATTCTAACCAGTTATCATTGGGAAACATAGAATCTAAATAATGAGCATGAAGATTATCTCTAATCTGTGTTAGTTTAGGTATAGTAGTTCTATTCTTCCACCCGCCTTCATTATTAGAAGTGGTAGTAGTATCAGTAGCAAAAAGATAGTTTCTTAATTCCTTCCACTCTTCTTCTTTAGATTGTTTCTGCATTTTCCATTTACGATAAAGTTGACTAATCTGCCTAGCTTCACCCTCTGGCTGCAATAAATTATTAATACTAGCTACATCACCTGCCATGTTATTTCCTTTTTATTAGTTTCCATTACATCATTCCACCAAATCTAGGGTGAACTTTAAGGCTATCAATACTCACAACATTATTTGCCCATTGTCTAGGTATGACTGCAATCTTAATAGCATTAGATAGTGCCTCCTTTACATCATCATGTGGTGGGCGTTTAAGTACCAACTCTTCTTCTAATACTTGACAATTGCCTGACTTATAGTGCCAAACAGCTTGATTCTCATACTTAGGTTCAAGTATAGCTGATACCCTCTCTTCCTTATCACCTTCTTGTCTAGATGGTCTATACTCATCTATTACTAAAGGTATTCCGTTAGGTTTGATATAGCTTTCTTTAAGTTCATTTACAATCTGTTGTTGTGCTACTGTTACTTCCGCACAAAGCTTTCTAAATCCCCACTTATTTTGAGCTTTAACAATGTGATTAAAATACTCTACAATTCTATCTGTCTTAAATCTATCTATATCTAATACATAGAAATTACCAGAGGAAGATACACCTACAGTTACAAGTGCTGTAAAATCAGCTTTTCTCTTTAAGGAGAATGCAAAATCTATCGCTGCATAAGTAGATAATTTCTCTCTAGCCATAAACCAATAGTCACCATTCTTTGTTAAAAGTCTAGGTTCATAATATTGGAACTTTTCTGGATTAATGCCTCCACTTCCTACAGCATTAGGATTATTATAATATTGTGCATAAAAATGTTCAGGTATTAAATACTTAGCTTTAATTCCTGCAAGTATTTTCTGATTAAACCCAAACCATTGTCCATCCTTTCTTTGTTTTCGAGTCCACAGAAACTCTCCCTCTGTCTCTACTTCCCGTTCAAAGACTTCATATACATTGTCTGTATCTGCTTCATTTCCTTCGTCATCATAGACAGTAACTTGCATACTAATAAAGTTACTATAAATGTCTCTAGGATCATATCTAGTTCCTACTGCTACTTCTTCTGCATTAGGATTTTCAATTGATGCGAGTTGAGAATATAGGGCTTCTACTTTGTCCCTACCATCCTGAGTGTAGGCATTATTAGGTACGACCAAGTCATCCAAAACCACCAAGTCTGCGTGAAAACCAGTAACATTAGCAGTAATTCCATTAGCTTTAACCGTACTGTCCCTAACACCCTCTCTTTTCCTGAGTGGATGATCTACACATATTTCTTCTACAGCCCATTTCTCTCTTTTTCCTTCTTCTGTATTTAACATCTCAGGCCAATATCTTGCATAGATTTCACTATCTAAGATTAACTTAATCTGATATAATTGTTTTTCTGCTAAAGGTGCTGTTGCTGATATATACAATACTGTAATGGCAGGATTTTTTGTTATCTTCCACGCAGTATAATAGGCAGCAAGTTTACTTTTCATGTGACCACGAGGCAGTAGAACAAGTCTATTAGGCTTTGCATCCTGTCTTGTAAGCCATTGCATTAACTCCTCATGGATTAATCCTATTAGGAGGTGCGGAGCAACTAATCTCACAAAGGAGATAAAGCTATTCTCCGCCAATACCCTAATCTGATCCATCTTAGTATTACCCACGGACTCTATTTCTCCATTCGTGTATTATCTTTAAAGCTGTCTCTGCTTTACTCAATCGTTTGAGTAATTCACTTCGGGAAAGCTGCTCAATGGATCTGGACAAATTGCGGGGGCGAGAAGCGTTTGACACCCTGTCAGCATCAATATGGTCAATAGCATTGTTAAATTTCTCATCAAGTTCCTCTTTAAGTTTATCATTATGTTTATCAATTTTAATACTAGTATCCGATTGATACTTACCCAGTGCTTCTAAACCTGCAAGTTCCTTTATAGCAACATCCCGCTGACGGGCTGTATATTGTCTCCATCCATACATCCCGCCAAGGACAACTGTATAAGCTAATAGCACATATACCATTATATCCATCTATGCTTCTGAGCCTTGTTCTTTAATAGCAGTAACAACCAAGCCAAATACAAATGCTATGACAGTGGTTAGTTGTAGCTGTTGTTCTACTGTTAGATCTAGTCCAAAGTGTGCTGCACCCCAAACTAACGCACCAACTGCTGCTGTTTGAGTACTCTTTTCTTTAAGTCTTGCTTTAAGCCAATTCAACATAATAAATCCCTATAAAATATACTACATAAGCGCATGGAATACCGAGATAAGCGAACCATAAATCCCTTCTCCATACTGTTACTTTCCTTCCATGCTGATAATACTCCCTGCTTAAAGGGAATAGTATTACTAACCAGACAAACCACAATGGTTGCCATAGTATTAATAATGCGGGTACAAAGGCTGTAGCCCAGTGTGCAGGTTGATTAACCAACCATTCCATTGCCCAACTACGTTCTTTACTCATCTATTATCCTTACTCTTGAATTGAAAGGAGTAGACAATATTTCTCTAGTTTTTGCGTTATCATTAACCATTTCATTTCTAAAACTCTCTGTAGCTGATGCTCCTTTACGAGCTTCATTTGCAGTGTTAATTAATAAGGCGGGCATCCATGCAATTGCACAACCCCAATCATCAGTGTCTTCCCCTGTATTCACATTTTTACCAGTTACTTTTATATACCAAGGACATCTCACGATAATAGGTTTTCCATCCTTTTCCTTTAGCTCTTCACACTTTGCTCCTAGAGGACAGTCCCCTGTAACGACATCCATTAGCTATCCTTGCTGCATAAAATTATGTTAATATATGAAACATCTAAATTTATTGCATTCCCAGTAAAGGCATGACTATGTGTTGCTCCGCCACCAGTTGATGCAGTAGGGGTTGTATTAGCAGAATTACCAACTTTCATAGCTGCCCCTGATTCTGGATCATTAGAATGAGACTGCCCAGTACCGCCAGTATGTGTATGGGCGGGCATCTGTGCTATTGTAAGTGAAATAGCATTAGTTGTACCACTTGGAGTGTGACTAGCGAAGGCTGTTTCAAAAGCTACTGTTCCACCCGTTCCTCCACCGCTTCCTGATACCACTCTAAATGCTTTGTCGTTCTGGGAAGTTATTTTAGTCCATCCTGTTGGTGCATTGGCTTGCCAAAATAACATAACAGTACCCGCAGGAATTGGTACTGGGATAGTGATAGTTCCCCAAGATGCAACAGTTCCATTGGTTGTTAAATATTTACCACTCTGTGATGTTTGTGAAGGTAATGATGCAGTAGCTACTAACTGCCATTTTGTATTACCTAAATCTGTACTAAATGTACCTGATGTATGTGCTACAATACAAATATAAGTAGACCCACCTGTTTCAATAACATCTCCCGTGGAATAGACAGTGGAAGTTTGCCACGGCCCTTCCCACTCCCATCCTACAATAGAGTATGGATTACCTTGATTAAGTATATTCTGTCCATTCATATCCAATGAACCCGTCATTGTATTTGGGGCAGTACCATCTCTAGAAATAGTATTCTCTATAGCTGCTTCTACTAAAGCATTGTTAGCATTAACCGCAGCAGTAGATTGATAGCCAGTAGTTACATCTGTTAATGTTAATTTTGCCATTAAGTTCCTTTAGGATATTTAGCTTTTACAGCCAAGCAATCATCAATGTACTTCTGCACCTGAAGATCATCAGCTTTGGCGATGCCGTCTAAGTAGTCAGCTATAGGCGGATATTCTCTTACTCTTAGCTCTTGATAAGCCAAAGCATCATATTTAGCTTGCAGTCGTTTAATTTCTGTCGCAATTAAACTTTCATCTAATGTAACTACATTACCATCCTTATCAGTAGCATCTATATCACCATCAATAGTTACTACAGTTGCGTGTGTGTTGAAAATTGCTAAATGTCTCATGCTCCTATCTCCATAACTGTTATTGTTGACGCGCCATTAAATGAGTTAGTATCTGCTGTATGTGGTGTATTCATTTTAAATCCTGTTGATGAGGGTGTTGGTGAGAAAAACTGGATTTTATAAGCAGTTGCACTAGTAGTTGATGGGCTGTCGAGAAAGGTTATAGATGCTGAGTCCATTAGTTGATCCTGAGTTTTACCAACAGCAGCAGATGCCTCATGTCCTGTTCCACTATCAGCTTGACATATTGCCGTTGAGCCTCTCACTAGTAATAGACCTCTTGAGTAATTATTTCCACCACCACCAGACTGCAAACTAACTATAACCATTACCTTGCTTGAGGAGCTTGATGGGGTGATACTAACTGTCATTCCAGTAATATCAGTCCAAGCATTTTCAGTGGCAGAGGAAAAAGTACTAGTTTTAGTTGTACTAACAACCTGTAATATTTTACCTGCATTACTTGCAACCCCTGTACCACCACTTGCTACAGCTAAAGGATGAGCCAGAGTTACATTCTCATTAGTATCTACACTTATATAGGCTGTACCATTGTTTTTTAATGTTGTTGTTGTTGCATCTGTTTCGACTGTTGTAGCCATATTATGCTATCCTTGTAATTTCTAATTCTGCATAAACTTCTGCTCCTGCTGCCTCGAAGTTTCTATTCGTTCCAAGCGCGGTGGTTGAAACGGCAGAAGTAATAGCGTGTCTTAATTCAAACACTGTAGTTCCCGTGGTAGTAATAACCCCATTAATCATGGAGCTTGATGTTGTTGCATCAGTCTCCCAAGAATGTTCACTTGAACCTGCTATAGCTAACTTTGTATTAGTAACGTCATATATATAAGCCTTATGATTATTTGCTCTGTACAACCCCGCCCATCCTCTCATGTGATATGTTCCGGCAGTTAGAGTAACTCGCTTTGAAGCTAAACTAGCTCCTACAAGATTACTGAACTGAACAGTGTTTAAGTCTCTTATATTAACTCCTGCAAGACTATTACCACCATGTGTTGCTAGTGGCAGTTGATGGTGTACTATCATTATCTGTTTAAGAGGGGTTGTTTCTTGATTAATTTCTTTAGATGTTAGGTAACGAATAATTACAATACCCGATCCACCTGTTCCTCCAATACCATAAGCTCCATCCGTACCAGAAGCTCCACCGCCACCGCCTCCTGTATTAGCAGTTGCAGCAGGTCCATTTACATAAGGAGAATTACCTGCACCACCTGCTGCTCCGCCACCTGCACCACCTACTGAGGCATTACCCGATCCGTAGTTACCGCCTCCGCCACCACCTGCATAAGTAACTGATGAACCAGAGATGCTGCTAGATGTTCCTGCTCCGCCATCTCCACGTAAACCTGCCGTTGAATCATTTCCATTTTTACCTACGGCAGAAGCTCCACCTCCGCCACCACCAACTTGACCTGCGCTATTCTCACCATTACCACCATCATTACCATAAGCCCCAGATTTAGCACCTGCCGAGGAACTTTCGCCACCAGTACCACCACCAGAGCCACCAAAACTACCTAGTGGTGCAACGGTATTATACTTTCCTCCGCCACCGCCACCTGAAGCAGTTATGCTACCAAATCCACTGCTGTTACCCGCATTACCTGCCTGATACGCTACTCCTGCACCACCTGCACCAATAGTTACGGCAAGTGCTGTAGCTGAGACAGCAACCGTTCCTGTTGTAAAACCACCTGCACCACCTCCACCACCGCGATAGCTACCTCCACCCGCACCACCGCCACCAACTACTAAATATTCTACATCCCCAGAAAATGCGGGTGTGAATGTTGAAGAAGATAAGAAAGTATGTATTGTATAACCACCACCTGTTGTTACTGTTCCCCCTGTAGCGGAGAAAGTGTGACTCATAGAAGTCCAAGTTACCCCGTTATATATTTCAGACACGCCTAGTGTAGTATTAAATCCTTGCTGACTTGCTACAGGATCATCAGGTCTACCTGCCGTAGTCCATGAGGCGTGTGTAATCCCTTCTGCTTCGTCTATTATGATTGTCATATTTTCCTTATGTTAAGTCCATATCTCGGTAGCAGTAACTACAGATAACAACGATTCTGCATAATCTGCTCCTGCACTACCATGTGAGCGATTAAGTCTATATGTATATGTTCCTGAACTATATGAAGATCTAACTAGTACCTTATATGTGGTTTCCACAGAAAGGGTATTAAGATCAAGTATACGAATGCTCCTAGTATTAGGTGTGGTACTTATATCATTATCGTATGATCCTGCTGTAATTACAGCCCACATATTATTAGAAGCATCAGTTGTATCTGGAAGATTTACATCATTACGAGTAGCTATCCATCCTACCTCATGGCTACCTTCGCCATTTACTGTGAACTCTAATATAACCTTATTGCCCGCTTTCTTTGGAGTAAAAGTTATATTAAGAGGAGTTACTATAGTTCCATTGCCAGTAGGGCTTGCTACATAATCTCCTTGTGTACGAGTCTGTAACATATTAACTGAAGCCACTGTGCCAACAGTACCAACTGTAGGAAGTATTACTTGTTCACCCGCTGTACGATAACGAATGATTACAATGCCTGAACCACCTGCGCCAGAATTTGCTCCTGAAGTACCGCCACCACCGCCACCTGTATTCGCAGTACCAGCTCCAGCAGCACCACTACCACCCAACCCACCAGCCCCACCGCCGAATGATGCAGTTCCAGCAGTGCCAGACGATGCTCCACCGCCACCGCCACCTGCGTAGCTAACCGATGCGCCAC